CTTTCTTTTTGCTTGGCCTGCATTTCCTTACGTTCTTTATACCAACGTGCGAGTAGTCCTGGTATGATACCTTCCTTTTCATAAGTGAAGATAGTGCCATTAGCACTGAGCATCCATGGTTGGTTGCTTTCGTAAATTAGATCATAAATCTGTGCGGCACTTAATGTGTCGTTATCTCCGTTTTCCCAGTCAATTGTAATTTGCCTACCAATTTCTTTTTCCATTACGCTTGAATATTCAACAGATCCAAACATACCTTCCCAAGCAGCCGCAAATGACTTTCCTTTGGCCATCTGTGCATCAATGTGTGCCCTTGTGCCGTCCTGCCTTAGTTGTCCTACGACAGTTTCAGGACCCATGTTCAACGCTCTAATTACAGATGGATACAGTGAGTTCAAGTCAACTGAGCCAATCCATTCGTGAATGCCTTTCTTAGGATACGCAACATACGCACCTGCCGCAGGCTCACTACCTGGCTCACGCTTAACACGATTAGGAACAATAAAGCCACGCCTGTGTGCTTCGTTGATAATGCCCTGTTCCGTAACAGCAACAGCACCCATTGTTGTTGAAATAAGAACTGTGTTTTCGTGTGCAATTGTATTTGCAAGATCAATAAACTTTAGTTTCTTATCAAGTTTATCCAATAATGCAGTATCCTGCCTGTTATATTCGATGAACGTTCTAAAGTCATTGTTGTATAATGCATCGAGAGAACCCTCATACACGGTTTTCTTTTCACCCACTTCAAGTTCACCGATTGCATCTAGTCGATACGTGTGTCGTTCTTCATAGTTATATTTTCTGTAAAGTTCCAAACTATCAATGTGTACACGACCGATCAGGTCATATGTTTGTGATTCCTTGCCAAACTTTTCATATGTTCTTTTCTTAGGATATTGATCCCACAAGCAAAAACGCCTTGTATCTTCCTTGCTGAGAACTTTTGTTACACGGTTAACGGTATACGGAATATCATAACCTTCACTGTTCCAACCACTTAGCACATCGGCGTCCTGTATCAAATCAAGAAATGCATCAAGCATATCTGCTTCGTTAGTGTAAAGTATTGTGTTAGGAATTCCTTCAATGGCTTTTTGTGCCTCAGCCATGCTCAATGTCTTTGGTGGAATTGCCAAACAGATTAGTTCTTCCATCCATTGAAGATGAACGGCAATCGAAGTGATAGGCATGAATGCATCTTCTGGTGATGCATAACCACGTTCTGGATCGAAATCTACCTCGATATCGAAAAACGCAATGTTTAGTTTTGGTGCATCAATATTTAGATAGTTGTCCTCCAAACATCTATAAATTGGATTTATGTCTGATTCGTAAAGTGTCTTGTTAGAATGTATCGCAAGTTCCTTGCGCAATTCCTTGATGTTCTTTGCTGTTACACGCTGTAAGGTTTCGCCGTGGATTGAAGTATGCTTACCTCTAGCGTCCTTGTAATAGAATATGTGCCTTGGCTGATATTCTCTAAATTCTCTTTTGCCGTTCTTTCTTTCGACAATTCGAATAATATCTTCGTTGCGGTCATAGAATGCATCTACGTAACTCATTTAATCTCCTATACATGTCATTTTCGGCTGACAAATACCAAAAAGTCCTTTTGTGGCGGACAACACCATCATCATAGTATATATCCTTGCTTGCATTTAAGCAAGATAATAAAGAGCAATTCCACCCAAACCTACCACAGTCAAAACACCGTTTGTGACAATGAGTGCAGGTTCCTTCCACATGAATGAAACTATCAACCAAACTACACCACCCGCGGCCAACAGTGCTGGTCCAAGTGGATACAAATTAGGAAACGTTGCATTAACAAATGTTCCTATGATTAGTATAACGGTTGCCGTCCATTTAAGTATCGAGTCTGTCTTCATCTGTTGCCTCAGTTTCATCTTCTACAACCTCAGTTGGTTTTAACATTGGGATGCCTGTTCTATCAAACCATCTACCATCGTCAGTGACGAAGCAGTGTGATTTGAAATTGTTTCCGTCTATTCCCCTTAGGATAAGTTGCTTCTTGTGTATCTTTCCCTTATAGGTTGAGTAATCCGCTTGTATCAATCTTAACTGACCACCACTCGCAGGACTGCCGTAGATTCTGTCCGCCGGCTCTCCATTTGGTCCTATGTGATTAGATACTATCTGCTTATTTTCCATTCCTCTTATCAATCGCTTCCTTGATGTGCTTTAGATTATCGGGTACTTCCCACCCAAACACACAGGCAAGATGAACGCCACTATTAGCATACTCGTCGTCCTTAATTCCTCTTTTCATACCAAAGCCGTAACCGCCTTTTGTTTTAGTATGAATCTTAGGATCATAATGAGATTGAGATGAATAGTTTTGCATTTCTTTATTTTGCCTTCTGCTAAGTCCGTTATTACGTTTTCGTTTAGTTGTCATTTTGTATATAATAACACAAAACTAGATTGTTGTCAAGCGGTGTTTTACCACCAATTAGATGCTATTCCAAATCCAAATACATTAACGCAACTAAAATATGCGGTTAGTATCATAACCCAAGCCGCCCCTCTTCTATAAGAAGCATAACATTGGGTAAGAGATCCTATGAAGAAATTTGGATATACATAGAGCATATTAGGATCTTTTGCATTAAAGGCAAGTGTAAGGCTTGCCGTAACTGTGAATAAAAAACTTACAAGTTCAAACGAAAAGGCAATCTTATCGCTTTGGTATGAGTTAAGCCAGAAGGCTTTTATGCTATTCAAAATGTTCATTAACCTTTACTGTTGATCTTCAGGAAGGTTTTTTGTAATTCCTAGGATGCTTTCAATTTCATCCCATTCCTCATTGTGTCTTGCCCAATCACCCTTGTGTGCAATCTTGATTGCTTTGTTAATAATGCTTGGTTTAATCTGTAATTCTTCTGCTACTGCTTTTACAGTATCTTTTAAGCCTTCGTTTAAGTCTTCAACTTCTCTTAGGACGTTAGATCCTTCTTTGATTAGTCGTTCTAGTTTGGCTTTTTCTTCTGGTCCATAGTGTCTAGACATTGTGTTCTCCTGGTTATTGTTCTATTATATATGTTATGATAGAGTTTGTCAAATGAATTCAGGAATAAAAATTCCAATTATTTTTTTCAATTAGTGACATTACCAAATCCTTTTCCTTTGTGTAATCATGCTTTCCCTTGTTTCGTTTTTCATAAAACGTAGGGGTTGCCTTAAAGTCAAACCCAAAAATATTAACATTTTCATTTCTTAAATAATTAAGAAAGTATAATATTTGCAGCCCAGTTGACGGTGGAGCATTCAATTTCTTTTCTAATTCTAGTGTTTGAAATAGAGGCAAGTTATACATTCTGGTATTAAACTTTACCTTTTTAATTTTATAGGACAAGGATTTTTTGGTAGGACTAAAAATCAAACTATGAAATTTTGGTTCTTGCATATTGTATTTTTCAAAAGTATTAACTTCGCTTGATACCAAATAATCCCATCGGCTTCCTTGTGACTTTTCATCAATTATGTCAGCACGATTAAAACGTATGGTAGGATTCTCGTCTATAAGACTGCCATACTCTTTTGTAAATATGCTTTCGGCATTGCCAATTACTGATACTGGGTTAGATAATTCTTTGAGTATATCCTGCATATGATATTTAAGTCATAAAAAAAGCCGGCAGTTGAATACCGGCTTTAGTTTGAATTTTATTTTATTATTATTTGCCGCAGTCTGGTCCGCAGTTACAATCTGAACCACAGTTGCCTTTGCAGGCACAGTCTGGACCACAGTTACAGTCCTTGCCTTCGTTTAAGCCTTTTTCAACAACGTCATACATTTCAAAACGTCCGCCGTTTCGCTCATATACCATTGCTGCGAAAATTTCCTGTTTGTTTGATTCTTCTACTTTTGATTTAGCAACTCTATTAGCCCAAGACCATAGAACATCATCAAGTGGATCAATTGCTTGCTGCCCGCCACTTTCACGAACCAACTTCATCATTTCAACGAATGACATCTTTGGTTCCACGGATTCCTTAACGGTTTTCTTCTTGCCTTTCTTAGCGTCCTTAACAGCCTTTTTCATCGGCTCTTTCTTGTCGCCATCCTTGTCAATGTCAATGTAGTCTGGCTTAGCCGACGACTCGTCCATCGAGTCCTTGTCATCACCTTTCTTGCCCTTAACCATTGCTTTGAATTTTTCCTGTGCCTTTTTCTGAGCGGCACTTTTCTTAGCCTCAACTAATTCACCAAAATCATCTACTAATTCAATAGATTCTTTCTTTGCCTTTTTCTTTTCTGGTAAACCCTTGTGCTTTGTTGATGCAAAATCTTTTGCGTCTTTCTTCTTCATTTCTTTGGCAACTTTAGCAACATCCTTACTTGCAGGCTTTTCACCTTTTTGTGCTGCATGAACCATGCCCATAAATTTTTGTTGCTTCTTGCTGACTGCTTTTTCGGAAACTACTTCTACATCTTCATTGATAATTTCTTTGCCCGTAGGATTCGCTGGACTAGGACGATCCTCCGCTCCCATAGAAATACCTGTTGATTCTGCCAGTTGTGTAAGGCGCTGTAAATCCTCTCCTGGCGTTGTAGGATCTAGTTCGCGCATTGTTTTTAATAAGTTTCTAAAGTCCATTGTAGTTTCCTTTGTATAGTATATTTATCTCTTTATCGGGTTCTCACCAAATATACTGTTCTTCATATCCAGCGCATTTTTGGCTGTTCCGTCTGCTTTTTTGGGTTGTTTTACCACAGGTTGTGGAGGTGCTTTTGTGCCTGATTTTCCACCCCAAGGACTGCCCGTATAACTCTTCTTACCACGTGCCTTGCCTGGGCTTAGATGTGGTGCTTCTACACTTGCTATATTACCAGCACTCGTAGCGCCTGCCGTAGCAGATTCTTCCATACCTGCTAGTCGCATAATATCCATCATTTCGTTAGCATCTTTATCTAATGCTGCCTTGCGTTTCATTATTTCTTTTTTAAGTTCAGGATCCTTTGATGTGTTTGGATCTGCTTGTAGATCCTGTAGTGCTTTCTTTTTTGCTTCTAGATCTTCTTTATCGCGTGTTGGTGTGTATTGGCTTTCATCCTTTACATCATCATAGAAAGGACTGTGCTTTTTGTATAATTCTCTGTCTGGATCTACCTTATCACCTAGGCGTCTAATAGCATCTGCTTCCTTAGATCCTCTTTGCCATACTGAGTGATCGTCCGAATAATCATACGTCCAATCGTGGCTCTTAAGCAGTTTGATGTATTCTTCCATTTCTGGGCTATCTGAATACTTGATCTTGTTGGCTAGTTTTTCTTTTTCTTTAGCATCAACAGCAGCCTTTTCCTTGGCCTTATCGTCACTATCTACTTTGGACAAGACATCTTTCATCTTATCGTTCATAGAG